ACCTCTAGCATCGGCTGCTTTACCTCTCTTCCAGTTGCCCTTAGGATCGCTACCAGATGAAGTCCTAATTGGTTTTCTGTAGACAGCAAGACCACCAGATTTTGCAGCTGCTCTCTGTGCAATCTTATCGTTAAAGTATGCCTCGTTACTAAGGTATCCCTCTTGCTTAGCAGCAGGTACCCACCCTCCAGGTTGACCTTCCAAACCAGAGGAGTATTTACCACCAACGATCCTACCACCAGCAGTGCCAAATGCTTTGTCAGGACCATTCTTCTTCATGTCTGCGTGACCAGCATAAAGAGATGCAATAGGACCACCTGCTGCCTTCTCTTCTAAATCAGGTATATCTCCCTCACCATCTTCCAGTCCCATACCCTCAGGAGGTTTACCACCCAACATACCAATAAGTTGTCCTAGGTTTGTCAACTTCTTACCAATTTCCTTCATCTTATCACCAAATATTTTTGCGCCAGGAATCTTATTGATCATAGATTCTTCAAATTCCTGTACACCTGGGACCAGATCTCTAGCAAATAGATATGCATCAATACCCATAGAGATTGGAGGTCCAAACTGACCACCAGGAATAAGACCCATAAGATCAAAACCCGCAGACAGTGCTTCCAGGATACCACCGTAGGGATCCTCATTAGCAAACCTATCATAGGCAAACAGCATGTTTACCAGACCGCCAATGACAGGCAGTGCCTTACCACCTACTCGCTTGGCAATACCTACGAAATCACCTGCGCCGTTGATGCCTTTCTTCTTCAGTGCTTCTAAAACTTTCTTGCCAATTGGTGTTTCAAACAGAGGTCCCATGACCTTGCTTGCCATTCCTTCCAACTGTTTCTTCAGTGGCTCAAATAGTTTACCTAATGGTTGCAGGATCTTCTCCATAACAACCTGTTTTGCCTTAGCAGTCAGTGAAGCTGCACCATCAGTGATGAATTTCTTAGCATCACCAATCTTACCAGCAACAGAATTACCAATTGCTTTTGATTTCTCAACAAGTTTCTTGCTGAGACCAACCATGTCCTCCCATCTCTTTCTTGCTGCCTCAGAGAGTCCAGCATATTGTTTCTTTGCCCAGTCACTGACAAGACCAAAAGTACTTTCTGCTTTCTTAGCAAGATTATCTTTTATTCTCTGAGCATCCGCTATGCGGTCGTCAATGAAACCAAAGATGCCACCCCTCTTCTTCGGAGGATCAGGTGCGTTTGCTGGATTAACCTTAGGTTTACCATCAGCATCTAACTCAAGGGCATCATCAACTAGATCATCTACACCTGACGTTGGTGTCTTAGGTTTACCGTCAGCATCAACCTCAGGTTTCTTTTTAGATGCGTCTGGTTCGTCTGGTTTCTTCTTTGGTTTCTTTTTGTCATCATCTGGGAAGAGTGCATCCAGAATGCCACCAAATAAAGCAAACGGATTGAATACCAGCATCAATCCAGCGATGCCAGCAATAACATCGCCCAGTCCAGTAATCCTGTCAATAAGATTAGAGTCTTCACCAGTCAGCTTCTTCCAGCCATCCCAGACCTTCATGATGCTGCCTTTAACGAAGTTAAAGATCTTCCCAAAGACACACTTAGCCTTATCAAATGTCTCTAAGAATTTCTCTCTCTTCTCCTCGTCAGTAAGTATATCAAATACCCCTCGCGCCGCTAGGACGCCAACGATCATACCAAACCACCCAGCCAAGGGTCCTAGAATGGGTGCAAAAACCTGCATGAGCCCATCCTTAAATTTCTTCAAGATGAGATCGAGAAGACCCAACTTCTTGAGTTTCTTCTTGCCCCTATTCTTACCACTCGTTTTCAGTTTAGATGTTGCTTTCTCTTGCCTTGCTTCAGCAGCAGCATCTCTCTGTCGTCTTAATTGTCTTCTCTTATCTTGCTGAATATTATTATAAGCAGCAAGAGTTGCTTTGTTGATAGAGGTGATGTCATTGATGACACCACCAATACCTGCCATCGTAGTGCCGATGCCATTGATTGCTTTAATAGGAGCAGCAAATGCACGTACAGTTGTAAACGCAGACTTTTCTAACGCCCCTGTATTTACTAACTTGTATGGTTTGATTTTCGCCACTAGTGTTGCTGCTCCTTTAAACGTCTCTCTTCTTCTTTCAAATATTTGATGAGAAGGGTGACATAGATTTCTTTCTCAAAAGGCATGAGATTATCTATGTAATCCATAGGCCACTTGTGGTGATGCATCAAAGCAAAATTAGACTCATAATAATTCCGAAGATTATTATGGAGAAGGGCTACGCGAAAAAAGCAGCTAGTCCTTCAAGGACAATAGTATTTTCTACACCAGTATTGGGGTTAGTGACCTGCATTGTATGTGTCAATTTAGGCATTGTCTCAAAGAATTCTTGAATCATTTTAAATTGAGCACTATTCATGTCCTCAAAGAAACTATTCAATTCCTTCTTCGTTGCATCCTTACATTGATACACTTGATTTGCATCAGAAATGGTGTCTGCACATCCTTTAGCAAGCTCCATAACCTGATCGATCATAGAGGTGCCCTCGTCATCACCAAAATTCATCTTAACAAATTGATCCATGCTTGGATACTTCATGGTAAGGATCAAATCATCCGTCAGTTTCAACTCCTTAGTATGTTTGGGGTCATTCTTGACAGTGATAGCGTCCAGATCAACAGATGCCTTGACTTCAGTAGTTCCATCATCAGGACAGGTGACTGTCACATCAACAGATTCACCAACAGATCTTGTCCTGATTTGCAGGAAAAGATACTCAATATCAAAGGTAGTTAGATCCTTAGTGGTAGTAAGGTTTGTGCAGTCAACGATGATGCGAGTAATAGCATCAATCATATCTTGATTTTCACCTGACTCCATAGCCAGGAAGAGAAGTTTTTCTTCCTTTACAAGGAAAGGTCTAAACTTAATAGCCTTGCCGTTAGATGGAAGTTTACATGTATATTGGGGTACATTTAGCTTAGGTAATGCCATAGAAATTCACATCAGTATTTTTATTTAGGTGACCTTCCCACCCGTCTGTGAGGTGGCGTCTCCTATTTCGTAAGCCTTGGCAAATTCTACATCTGTAGTCTCAGATTGACCAGAGGTAATAGAATATGCTCCACCCTCATCATCAAATATATCATTGCCAAAGAATCTATATCTCTCGTAGTAGAAACTTACGTTGAAAGTTAGTAGAGATGCAGACGCATTGGTCAGTGAAGCAGATCCGATATTAAATGGGAAAACATTGCGAATGTCGTAGATGCCAACTAGTTGATCATCCTTGTACTTGGTGACATCTTTCTCATCAATCCCCAAAGACCTTAAGATTTTTCTGAAGTAGTCTGGAAGTTTAAATTCAGGTCCTCCACCTCTCTCCCACTTAAAGATATACATGTTGGGACAAACGTAATCATCATAGTAATCTGTGAATTGATTAGCGTCACTTGACATGATGCTAATCCATCTCTCAAACAACATTCTAGTCTTGTGACTTCTCGGCATGATAAAGTCCATGCTGATTTGACTGAATGTAGATGACGTTGCGTAGTTATAGGAAGACCCAACGTTGGTAATACTACCAGTTGTAACCTGCTTACTAGGTAGATTTACATTATCTGCATAATAATTCAGAAGATTTCTGTTGTATACAGGCTCACCCAAATCAAACTTATTAGTAACAAAATACTTACCACCTCGCAAAATATTTGGCGTGGAGAATCCTACAGACCATCGGTTAGCATAGCTAGGATGGTTATCATTGCCCTTAAAGAAACCTTGAAACTCAGAGAGTCTGGTCCTTGGAGCTCCTATTCTTTTTGATGAGAGATTGAGTGACATTAGATCTTTAATTCCTTCTCAGTGATGAGCATGAATTCCCAATTGTTATCCTTACAGAATTCTGTTGCTGCTTTCCACTTTGCCTGATTGACACTCCATGTAACGACTTCGTTAATATATTTTTTAGTCACTCGTTTCTGTGTCTTAGGCTCTTTGGTTTGCCTCAACGGTTTCACTTCGACTAGATACTTTTTCTGTCCAACCTTTACATAAAAGTCAGGAAAATATCGATGTCTTTTACCATCAACAGGAGAAATGTATGGGATAATGATTTCCTCGCTACCCCACTCTTCTACAGAGGGTGTGAGATCACACCACTTCATAAATTTATACTCCCAAGAGGATCTATAAATTATGTTTTTGGGATCACCTTTGTATTTACGAGGGAAGCTTGGAGTGTAACGTCCTTGATACCTCATAAATAGACATTGTATAGTACTGTAAGTATTTAGCGTGGCAGAGTCAGTCCTTAAATATCCGACGAAGGTGCCAGTATCGGGTGCTTATCTTAATGGTCCCGAAGCTTCCACTGGAAGGGTAGACTATCTCAAGATACAACGCTACAGAATCAACTTCTCAGCGGAATCAAACGGTGGTTATGGTGGAGAGAATCTACCTGGCAACGAAGTTGAGAGGGTGCTCAATAAAACGGTGTGCTACCTTGCCATGCCCCCATCACTTTCGACGGGATACAGTGCTAATTATAGCACAGCTAACATGGGTGCTGTTGGTGTTGCTGCTACACAACTGGTTGGTCAGATTGGTGGTGCTGCACAAGGCAGAGCAATGGATGCAGATAGAATCGGACAACAACTTAAGTCTGCTGCTGCCGCTGCGCTACCAGAATTTGCTTATAAGCAAGGTGCCAACATGATCAACATGGCGACTGGTGGGATGGCAGGTGGTGCTGGTGATCCAAACACGCTACAAGCATTGTCCTCTGGACGTATCATGAACCCATTCACCGAGCAGGTGTTTACTGGTGTTGGTTTTAGATCGCATTCATTCGCATTTAAAATGTTTGCGAGAAACAAATCGGAAGCAGTAGAGATCATGAGTATCATTAGATACCTGAAGACTGGTGTGCTTCCCATCTATGGCAATGCTGACATGCAAGAGGTTGAGAATCTACTCAATGCAGCAAAGAATTCTTTGAATGGGCAAAACGGAGGAACTAATTCTAACCAAAGCACATCAGCAGTTGACTTATCAACTTTCAATGCACAAGGTGCTTACCTACAAATTCCAGATAGATTTCAACTTGAATTTGTCAGACTTGATCCTTCATCTTCTACCATCTCTAAACTTCCACACTACAAGTTTCAACCCTGTGTTTGCACAAACATCGGTGTAAACTACACTCCTGATGGACAATATGTATCTTTCAAGGACTTTCTTCAAGATCCATACACCATAGATAACACTGGTGCAATGGATCAATTGATGGTCCCTGCCGTTGAAATTAGTATGGACTTCTCAGAAACCAAGATTCTTACACAAGCAGACTCACTCCTAGGATACTAATGGCAAATTATTTTACATACCTTCCCAATGTTTATGTTGGGCAAGAAGAATCTGACGGGCGTCTTGGTTATAGACTGATCAAGAATATGTTTCGTCGTGGATATTTAGATCCTATTATTGAAAAATATATTACTGCGTTTGAAACCTTCTACATCACCGACAATATGCGTCCAGATCAGTTGGCACATAAAGTTTATGGTGATTCAAATTTAGATTGGGTAATCTTGATGGTCAATAATATTATTGATCCTTATACTCAATGGCCAAAAAGCACTACGGATTTAAACAACTACATCCAAGAAACATACGATAACCCAGATGAAATTCATCACTGGGAAACAAATGAAGTTAAACTTGATGATGGCACTATCTTCGTGCAAAAAGGTGTAGAAGTGGGCGAAAATTATAGAGTTACATTGCCCAATGGAAGTACTTTAAGTAAAACAGACTCCATCTACCAAGTGTCTGTTGCTGAGCATGAGACATATCTAAACGAGCAAAAGAGATTGATCTCTTTGATCAGTCCTGGTCTAGTTGAAACACTCGTTGACAAATTTGAAGGTGTTGTTGCTTATGATCAACACCCTGAGCTAGATTTGCAAGGTAATAAGAGATCTCCCAACTCTTCAACTAGTCCTTATATCAATAGAAAGAGTTACAGAACTCAGAGCGGTATTGCTTCTGCGTTGGGTGAAGCAATTACATCGTTTGACTATGGTCCTCTGATAGCACTTCAGACTGCGGTGACTGATGTGAGTGTAGCATCTACATCAACTGCAGTTACTACAGTATCTTCTAGCACTGGTGGCACTTCATCGTCTTCGGGTAGCAGTGGATCAAGCGGCGGATCTGGTGGATACTGATCCTGAGTTTTACAATCTAGACATAACAAAAGACGGGTTTGCACTAATATACAAATCCGTCTGTTTTCATTTGGAAAAATGGCCTGGTGGTCATCCAGACGAGCAAGTTGCACTACAGCAACTAAAAGATAATTTGTTTCGGATACTTCTTGAAAAAACTTTAGAGACCTAATTTTTGGCGGGATTTTTTTTCCGACTTTCTGGTAACTAAAGGTCGATTTTGGTTTCAGTGATGATCCCGATGCTTCTTCCAGCAGGGTTCTCTTACAGTCTCGTAGTAATACTCAACGAAGCGACCCTTTCTATCATACACTTCTCGATACTCTCGATGCTCACACATTGTGCGATACCGATGAGGGCGATGGTGATGGTGATGGTGATGGTGGTCACTCTTGAATGGTTCCCAAAACTCACCCCATGTGACTGCTTGAGCAGGAGAAGCAAACCCAACCAGCGCCACCGTAGAGGCGAGTAGTTTTGCTTTGAGAGCAGCACGACGCTTCTTTGCTTGGCGCAGTGCCTGAGGTTTCAGGGTGCGCTTTACTTCTTTCTTAGAATGGTGTTGCCAGTTGGGTAGTTTCATCAGTCTTCCTCAGCGAGGCGAGCGAAATAGGACAGAGCGTCATCTTCATCCTCTACAGGAGATGAAGCGACTGCCTTTGCACGAAACTCAGACACTTCATTGCCCCAGGATTCAGAAGGCATGGGTTTTGCCACGACTTCTTCCTCTTCTTCGTTGAAGGTAGGACGTGCAGGAGCAGGAGCATTACCAAGCACCAGATTCAGACGCTGTTGCAGCTGCTCATAGGTCTTGAAATTCTTAGTGTCTTCAAACTCTGCGAGAGAGTATGCTTGCTTCCAGATAGACTCCAGACGCTCATCATCATAGCCACCAAGAGTGGAGGATGCAGCAAACTCAGACTTGTCATAATTCCAGTAACCTTCGACCTTGCGGATCTTCAGTTTGAAGTCAGCACCAGTCCAGAAGTTAAAGGGATCGATGGGAGTCTCGTCAGCAAATGCAGGTTGCATTGCTTCAGCGAGTTTGTCAAAGATCTTCTTACCATACTTGTAAAGGAAAACCTTTCCTTCATTCTCAGGGTGAGCAGGATCACTGACCACATAGATGTTGCTGTAGTAAGAGAGCTTACGCTTCTGAGCA